ACATTTCGGTTTTTACCCGCTCCTGATAAACTAGACCTTAAATTTCCAGAACCTTGCATGAGGTCTATTCTTTCTTTGTCAGATAATGAATCTAAAAATTTTTCAAATTTTTTTGTAATTTTTTTATTTTTCATCAACTGTAGTAATTCTCTCATTATTACTTTTTTTACCATTAAAATACTCCTGTAAAATATTTTTTTGCTATTGCTCTACTATTAATTGGTTTTTTCTTTGGAACAATAGGTTTCTTTGGTTTAACTTTTGGTGTAATACCTTTGGTTCTTTCCTCTTCTGCTTCTAATTTTCTAATTCTGTTTGCAGAATCAACTAATGCTTGTTGTCTAGGAGATAATGGTTTTTCCTTTATTTTTATTTCACCACCATCTTTTTTTCCTTCTATTGATTTTAATAATTGAGCTAGACCAAGTAAACTTCCACCTCCCAATGCTAATTTAATATCACCTTTGTCTGCTTTTTTTAAATCATCTTTAACAAAATTACGAATTTTATTCATAACTTTAAACGAAGGATTTGCTCCTACAGCATTTATTATCTTAGAAATAATTTTAGACTTCACTAAAATACACCCTTAAATTTTGTACCACGAATAGCTGCACCAGTTCCTTTAGATTTTTTACTTCTTTTCTTAACTCTTTTCTTGGCTCTTTTCTTTACCATTCCGCCACCGGCCATTCTGCTTTTTTCTAGTTCTTCTTTTACATCACCTGCAAATTTTTGTGCACCTAATGTTGCTGCTGAACCTGCTCCTGCTGCTGCTCCACCCTTAATTAATTTACCACCAAGAGTGCTTTTCTGTTTAAATCCTAATTTATTTAAAACTTGATTTACAAGTTTTTTATCGCCAAGTTTAAGTTTGTCTATATCAATACCTATTTCCTTGCCTTTTTCCATTATAGTTTTTGGGGTAATGGCTTTACCTGCTTTATCAAACATTTTACCCATTCCTTGTAATACTTTTGCAATTCCAGTTAACATAATTTTCTCCTATATGTATCGTTTTCTACCCTTCATCTTAACAAAAGATGATGGTTTGTATGGTTTTCTTTTTCTTTTCTTTTTGACGTATCCGCCTTTTTTCATCATTTCTTTTTTAGTTTTCTTTTTTTTACTCGCAGTGGCAACGCCACCTTTTGCTACTAGTTCTCCATCTCTAAATTTTTCAAAAGAACCATCGGCATAAATTTTTGTAATAGAGCCGTCATCATTTTTTGTAACAGATACCGGCTTGCCTTTTACCTTTGTTTTTTTAGATTCTTTTTCTTCTTTTTTGTCTTTTTCTAACATCTCCTCTACGTCTGCCGCACTTGGTTCTGCTGCTTCTGCTGAACCAACTCCCATCATATTAGCAGCGTCAACCATCATTTGTGGTGTTGACAGAGTAGTGGTTGCACCTAAAGTAGATGTAAGAGGTGCTTGCTGAAATGTTCTTGAACCAAATTGTAGTGGATTAACAAAGTTTGGCATTTGTTGTTGTAAACCTGCAATTCCTCTATTTACTAAATTTAATCCACCTTGCACAGTTCTTTGGCCCATAGGAGAGTTAAAAAATCTTCCTGCTCCTCCTAATGCCGCTAATCCTGCTCCTGCATATGGTGCTAATGCTAAAAGTGGTAAAACCATTATTGTTTGTCCTTCATGTTTTGTTTTGCTATTTCACTCATAGTCTTTTCTCTTGCCAAAGACTTGTTTGCTCTAGCTCTTAATGCATCTCTTCTTTCATTAGATTCTATTTTAGAAGCATCTAATTGAATATCAGATTCTGCTTTTGCTTTTTCTAATTCTAGTTTTGCAATATCAATCTGTGCATCTGCTGCCTCTTTTTGTTCTTGCATCTCTAGTTGTCTATTTCTGTGGTCTGCTCTTGCTTGAGAGTCCATAACTTTTCTATCAGCCTCTTGTTTCTTAATTGCTAAATCTTGCATTGCAATCTGAACACGAGGGTCAGCCATTTGCTGTTGCTGTGCTGCCTGCTGTGCCGCTTGCTGATTTTGTTGTGACATTTGCATTGCTGCTTGTGCCTGTAGTTTAGCAACCTCGTTCTCCATCTCTGGTGTCATCTCCGGATATGCTTCGTCTTTGCCCGGATTAGATTTGTCATACTCTGGAGCAGGTGGTAAATCTGCACCACTTTGTGTCATAACAAGTGTTCTATATTTGTGAGCCATGTGCTCTTGAATATGAGATAGAATAGTTCCCGCTAATGCCTGTGCAAGTTGTGGTGACTGTGGAGTCATAGTTGGGTCACTAAGCATAGCTTGGTGAACTGCTATGTGTGCATCATGGTCTTGTGATGCGTATGCCTTCACTGGTCTACCATACATCATTGCATAGTTTTCTGTTGCAGGGTCTTTTCTCTTTGCACCCATTTCTGGTAAGAGTATGTCATCCACATTTTTGACATCAAGAGCTTCATACAATCTTTTGTATGCTTCTTTCATATCGTGTATTTGTGGTGCTGCTGCTGCCGCTTGTAATTGTGTTTGTGCAAGTAAAACTCTTTGTGCAGTAGAAAAGATATTTGGGTCTGACACAGGGAGTATATCTATGTTAGAATCAAAATCTTTTTTAAATACAAACCTACTATCTCCTTGTATTCTGTAAGGATAATAGTCTGGCATAAAGTCTTGGTTTATTCTTGCAATAACTTTAAACTCTTCTCTTTGTGCTTTGTGTAGTCTCTTGTGAATAGATGACATAACTTTAATGCCTTGCTCTAATAAAGCAATTGTCGTTCCTACAGGTGCATTAGAGTTCATGTCACCAACTTGTAAGTCTGTAATTGCAGCCAGTCTTCTACCTTCTTGTGTCATAGAGCCTAGTAATCCAAACAAAGTTTGCGATGGCTCTTTAAAAGGTAAAGGAACAATTGACTTTCGAATATCTTCTCCGTATCCCTCTACATCTCTGAACTCACCAAAACCTACAGGTTGTTCTCCTTCCACACGCATGCCTCTAGCTTTAAAGCCACCCGGTAGGTTAGAGAACTGTCCTGCATCAACTAATGAGCGAAGTATAGTTGTAACTGATTTTTGTAGATTACCTAGTAAGTGAACGTAACCTAATCCATAAAAACCAAAACCCGGCAAAAATTTATAATGTACAAAGTGTTGTATTCTTTTAAAGTCTGGGTCGTCTTCTTCAAAGTTTGCACGAATAGATAATACCTGCTTTGTTTCTTTACATATTGAAACAATGTATGGACATGCAAAATCTTTTTCATATCCCGGCACATCTAAATCTACATGCATTTCAAGAATAGTAAATCTGCCATCCTTTTGATAACTCTTTGAAGGTGTAATACCCTCTATGTCTTGTATCTTTTGTGTTATATCGTTTGAGTCATCCTCTTCTGGATTCATATCAGTTTCCATATCCATATAGAAACCATTAGCAATTTTCTTTCGCAATTCGTTTTGCGTCATGCGAATGATATGCGTATATCTACCAGAGGTTCTTAAATCTGTTGTATTGTATGATATAACAAAATCTGTGATTGGTATAAATCTTGATACAGGTCTTTTTAAACTTTCATCGTAGTATATTTTTTTAAAACAACTACCAACAATAGGAAGATAAAATAACATCTGGTCGAAGTCATCAAAGTATTCTTCCATTGTTTCAGTTAGTTGGTAATTCATAAACTCTTTGATTCTGTTTGCTTGTCTTACAGAACCTTCAGTTCTCTCTCCAACTATCTGTGTCTTTACAGGGCCACCAGATGGAAACAATTCTTTTATTGCTTGTGATTGAAATTGCACTGCTCCTTCAATCATCATTGGGTGATGTGCTGAACACGCACCCGGAAAAGGTTTAGTTGTATCCTCTATTTTTAAACCTAATAACTCCATACCCTTCTTGATGGTATCCTCGTAATCTTTACGACTACGCACATCGGCTTCAAAAGCCTCAATCAATTCACTAGCAATATCGTCTAGCGTTTCCTCATCAAGTTGTTCTGCCAGATTATCCGTTACAGTTGGTTGAGGCTCTACCTCACCCTCTGCTATAATCGTAACCTCTTCTTGTACTAAAGGGTTAACTGGCTCTAGTGGAGTTATTACCATTTAGAAACTTCCTTTAAAATTACCGCCTCTTTTAGCTATACCCATACCTCTAGATTTTTTAGATTTAGACTTAGCTCTCTTTTTAACCATACCACCTTTTTTCATGAAACCCATTTTGTTTCTAACAGGTGTAGGTAATTTTGCTAATCCTTTATTGTCTGGTGGTACTGGTTTTAATGCAGAACCCCCGTTAGCCATTTTAAGACCCATACCTTTTTTACGCATTTCCATCATGCCACCGCCTGCTTTAGAACCTGCGTTGTAAGCATCCATAAATCTTTTATATACTTTTGCAGGAACAGTTTCTTTTACTGCATCTACTGCACTTTTTAATTTTGGGTCGTTTGGATTTTTTTCTCTCTCTTTTCCTAATTTAAAAGCGTAATCAATAACACCTGCTAAAGGTAATTTTTTAATTGCCTCCATTGTTAATTTTAACATTCTATACTCCTATATTTTTCATGTGATTTGCCATTTCATTCGCCCGATTAGGAGTCTGTTTTGCCCATCTGGAATCGAGCATCTCATAGCTCGCACCAACCATATTTTCTTCTGACAAACATTTCCACATGTTGCGGAACTTGGATACCCCTGTTGGGCCCAGTTGAAATACCATCTCTATAATTATGTTTTTTGCTTCTTGCGGGATGCCCTCACATCCGTTGTCCTTGCAAAGTCGGTTTGCTGCATCTTCCGCTTTTGCAAAATCTTGTTCAAATACTCTGTCGAGTTGTGCCTCAGTATACTCAACATCATCCTCCCAGTAATCCTCTACACAAAGATGGCCGTATCCCACAGTTCGCTTTCCTAGCGTATCGAGATATACCTTTGTTCTGAATCCTTCGTGCTTCTTAATTGATTCTTTTACATTCATTACCAATAACTCCCTTTCGGCCCTGTCGGCTCTTCAAATGGCATATCCTGTGGATGTGATACCATAAACCCTTTTCTTAATCTTATCAATGCCTGTGTCATCGAATCAACCAAGTCATCATTCTTTGTGTTTGGAAACGCTGCCGCTTGTGAAACAACCGCCTCCGACTCGTCAGTATCCGGACACCATATTCTCCCGCTTTCAAACAAGGGTGCCA